TCTGTTTCAGTTTCAATCTCTACGACTGAAAGTTCTACTGAAGGAATAGGATCAAACGGATTGCGTTCAGTTGCCATGTTCTATATTGCCCTTGCTGTATAGTTGTAAGGATTACGTTCTACCACAGAACCACCCTTTTTAAAAGGTATTGTTTTTCCTGCACCTGTTTCTGTTACTAATGATTTGTCCTTTTTAAAGTCTGAAGGTTTTAGTCGTTGTGAACCTTTTGCAAAAACAAGTGGACCTACTTGAATCATTTCTTCTGCAGATTTTAGTGGAGTACCTGTATTCTTATCTACAAAATAACTTGCACGATAAGGATTCATTCCTACTTGTACCCACTCTGATCCGTCTTCAGGATCAATATATTTATTACTGTCTTCAACTTTACCTGCTAATATTCTTTCTGCTCTTGCTACTACATTTTCATCAGGAACTTTATTATAATCACCATACATTCTAGCAATAGTGCTTTTAGATGTTTTTTTCATATTTTCAGGTAGTTCTCTTAACTCTCTATATTCTTCTTTACTTAGTTCTCTTTTAAATTTTTTAGATAACTCTTTTCTAGATTGTGGTACAAGTTTTTCAGAAGCAATATTAGCCGCTGTTTTTGCTGCTGAACTAAAATCTACATTTGTTAAATTTGCAGTTTTACCATAACCAATAGCAGCACCACCCTGTTTTCTTCCATCATGAAATGAAACTACCCATGTATCATAGTCTTCATATGCAGGAATATCTAAACGAGAAGCAACTCTTTGACCAGATTCTAATTCAGTATTAAGATTAACAATACCTTTTTTCTTTTCACCAAATATTTTATTTTTTGCAAGTGATCCAGCTATATCTTCAAAAGAAGGTACTTTAACCATTTTATTAATAGGTTCTAAAGGTAAAAACTTTTTTGTAATATCTCTTTGTTCTTTACCTGTTATCTCACCTGCTAATCTTTTTTCTACTGCTTCTTTAACTTCAGGCTTTTGTTGTTGTTTTTGATTTACACTATATTGTTTTCTATACTGCTTTTGAAATTCATCTAACTTTTTTTCATTTGAAAGAATGTCTTGTAAATTTTCACTTGCTTTGCTTGCTGCTCCGCTCGCTACTCTGCCTCCCGGTACATTCTCTGCACCAACAAGAGCAGTTGCTAAAACTCCTGCTGCTAATGCTTTAGGATCACCTTCTGTTACTCCTGACTGTAAGTCTTTTCCTGCAGAAGACAAAGCATCAGGTATATCTCGTAAATCAAATAAACTTAAAAGTCCTTCTACAGGACTAGCAGCAGGACCAAGAGCGGCACGTGCAGCTTTATCTCCTTTAGAGAAAACACTTGATAACATTTCTTTAAGACCTTCCAAACCTTCCTTTGGTGCTTGAACTTTTACAGATGGTACATCACTACCACCTATAGGAAGATTTTTAGGTATTTGATTTTGTTCTGCCATTATATAATCCTAAAGACAATAAAATAATAATCACTATATCATTAAACACGCCAGTACGCAACACGCCTCTGTCTGCGTGCAGATACATCATCCTCCCAATCTGGGTCTTCAGGATGTTCTAATCTCCAACTATCTTTAACATAATGCACTGCCATTGTCAATGCGTCAACTTGGTCATCATGTCTAC